CCAAGAACGAATCTGTACATTGGAGATTATGTTCTATGTGGACATAATCTCTAGTCACTGCGCGTGCTCCCGGGTGACGACATGCAGCACAAGAACCTATGAATGCAGCGTGCGATAGAAGGCGAACTGCATGCATCGCAATCACTGGACTTACGCTTCCTAGGCGACCGGGGCTCGTTGTAGAAGAGACACTCTTTGCAGATCGGACATGCCGGGGTCTTCGCCAACCAGTCACGCAAACACGCCTCGTGCACTAGGTACTCGCACGTGCAGGTCCGCACGAGATGCGGTATACGCTGCACTACAACAGTTCTTGGTCCATCGTCATCACTCCCGTCCATACAAATCATACATTCGTTATCGTATACTGCCATGTCGGCCTCTTCCATATGTAGAGCTTGATAGTCCATACTTATATAAAAATCGGGGAAATAACTTAGTGGCGCTTGCGTGTTCCCTTCGCTGTAGAGGATCTTTTCGACCTGGATTTGCCGCGTGAAGGAGGTTCTGATACCGCGGCAAGCTCGACCAGGCGATCGTATAGCGATCTATCTACGACTCCTTTGTCCTCTGCCATTGGAAGACGCACGCATCTAGTCTCCGTGGAGCATAGGAGTCCGGCTGGGACTGCTAGATCGCGCAGGCAGTCGCTTACCTTGCCTTTATCAGACTTCTTCCCACCGCCCACGGTAGTCATCGGACTCGACCCCTGTGATAAAAGAAGGCTCTCTATTTTGTAACCTCCGGCAGAAGCTGTGCCGTCTTCATTATTGTAGCAGATGGTCAAATCGCATGGGTGCAGGTGCGGCATTGTATATACTAGGCGAATACATATTTCCTATCAATCCTTTGTATAGCTTCGCTTGATGTCGGAGTTCTCCTTGATGTCTCGTGTGTCCTTAATGTACTTCATTATCGCAGCCACCTTTCCACCATCACTGATGCATTTGTTCAGACATTCCTCGACGTGCCGAAGCGTGAGAGGAGCGGTCTGTCGACTGGTTCCGAAGCGTAGCTTGCCATCGGATATCTTTACGACTGCGTTACTAAGCTCATTGGTCTCGACATAGGCAATGATGTTCTCTCCAATATCATTGCGTTCTGCGCGCAGTTCCTTAAGGCGATCGCTTAAGGTTTTAATCTGGTTGTCGATGGCGACCCAGCTTTGGATGGACGATTCGAAGCTCATTTATAGAGTAGCATCATAATATCTAAACTCTTTCATTGGGGAAGCTAAACATTTCATCATGTAGGATGAAACGTTTAAGTTGCTTACAAGAGGCTAGTGACACGCTTGCCCATGCGCTTCATGGTCTTGCGGTTCTTCTTGCGACGCATAAGCCTCTGGGCGCCCCAGAGACCGAAAGGCACGATAGCCTTGGCGAGGGTCCGGCGAGCGTTGCCCATACCTCCGCGTCTGCGGCGGGAACGTCTGCGGTGAGTCCTGCGTGCGACGCGCCTGGACATACGACGGGAGCGTCTGCGGTGGGAACGGCGGCGTCTGCGGCCTCCAGCCATCGTTCCGAACCCTTCCGTGTGCTTGGTCTCCTTCTTTTTTGCCAGCACAGCACCTGCTTCCCCGGCCGGCAGACCGTCACCCTGGCTATCTTGCTGGGCGACCGAACTGCCCCCTGCGCCAACTGCTTTGCCATCGCCTCCACGCATTCTAGATCTGGATCTACGCATTATAATATAAGCTGAGAAAATTTCAAGAGATCTTGGGGACCACGGATCTGTTACGCACCAAGAGGAAGAATATCCCTAAATGGAGGAGGAAACTAATGATCACGAACAACAGCGATAAGTAAACGTACGGATACAGCTGGTCGAGGACCGGATCGACCAGAGGCGACAACAAGTTCTTGAGTTCGGCCTTAACGTCTTGTCTTCGCAGGATAGTCAGGCACATGTCAATCATTCCATCCTTCATATTACAGTACCTCCCTAAAATTTATGCGCGATTCCTGCGTGTTACACAATGGTAATTTTTCTGAAAGAACTCTAAATGGAGGTGCTACGCATAGACACGCTCGACTTCTCTCGAGTCTCTTTAGGAGAACCACAGGCGATTCAAGGGGGGTCATACTACGCCAAATTGCACTTAGGTATGGATGGCCTGGTTTGCGTCCAACTTCCCCGGTGTACGTTGAAACAGGGGGTCGTGTCCACCAAGAAAGGAAAGTACTGCGATTTGATGTACGAAAGATCTACCTCGTCGTGCCTAGTTGAGTGGGTAGAAAAACTGGAGGAGTCGATCCAGGACAAGATCGACAACAAAAAAAGTCTCTGGTTTCAGAGCGAGCTCACCCGCGACGACATAGAGACCATGATGACTCCTATATCGCGCTCGTTCAGGTCTGGACGAAAGGTGCTTATTAGGACATACCTTGATGTCAATAGGCATACCGGCGTTGATAAGTGCATTGTATACGACGAGAATGAAACCATCCTCGGACTCGACGCTTTGACCGCCGAGCGCGAACTCGTCCCTCTAGTTCAGATCGAGGGGATAAGGTTCACTTCACGAAGCTTCGAGGTGGATCTAAAGCTTGTTCAAGTGATGGCGCTCGATAAGCGCCCGGATCTCTCCGAAGTCTGCCTCATCAAGGTCGATGGTATAGGGGCATCCGTGCACCCAGGTCCTCCCACGAATGAAGCTAGCGCCGTGGATGCACCGAGCCTAGCTCCCGACTCCGCACTCCTGGAACAGGAAGCGGAAGACGACTCGAACAGGGTAGAAACCTCCGAAGCGACGACTCTTCCCCTTGAGAGAGATGGAGACAATGATGAGGTGGAATCCGATTCGGGGCAAGTCGCGGAAGGCTCGGCTCCTTCACCTCCCGGGACTCCAGCAGCACCGGGGCCGGCGATGCCTACTGTCGAGGAAATCACTCTTGACATGTCAGTCCCCGAAGAGAGCATGACCTTGAAGAAGCCGGACGAAGTGTACTATGAGATATACAGGGCTGCGCGTGACAAGGCCAAGCGCATGCGGCAAGCTGCGGTAGAGGCATATTTAGAAGCTCGCCATATAAAATCCAAGTACTTGCTCAACGATATCGACTCGTCTGACGAGGATGAAGACATGGTAGATACCGAAGAGGGGTCCGCGATTTAGGAAATTCTACCAATCCCCGCAAATTATTTTATCACTCGTTTATATAAATGAGCATTCTCAAGGACCTGCAGAAAAGCTTCAAGTCGCACCACCTGATTGCTTTGCTGGGAGTTGTGATTTTGATCGCCGCCTTGAGCCAATACTCCGGGCGGAAGGGGTCAGCCCACGAAGGGGCTGACGGAGACCACCAGACCGCTCCCGAGTACTTAACAGCCGAGGAGCGCTTCGCAAGGGAATCTCCCGCCCAACAGCAACAGTTCTATGACACAGCAGCGGGTGCCTCTGCGCAAGCGGTGCAGCCGGCCAATCCTCAGGGGCAGAATGAACTGTTCGCGAGCGCTGGTGGACTCACCACGGCGACAACCGGCCTGCCGCCCAGCTGTACCCAGCACAAAACTTCGGATCCGAAAGAGCTGCTTCCCCGTACTGGCGCACACAACGAATTTGCTCGACTCAACCCCAAGGGTGAGAATGATCTGTCCCACGTGAACCTTCTCTCCGCTGGATACCATAATGGCATCAACACAGTTGGAGGATCTCTCCGGAACGCTAATCTGCAGGTGCGCTCAGAGCCCCCTAACCCCACCAAAGCCGTGAGCCCTTGGATGAACAGTACGATCGAACCTGATCTCATGAGAGTGCCGCTCGAAATCGGCTGTGGCCCACAGTAGACGCTCAACAATTCCTTCTCGATAGAATTATATTCGACAAGGAGTATAAGACGGATGGTGCAAGCAGCCGGACGACAAAACCATCCATTCTGGGACAATGTAGTTAAGAAGTACTTCACATTCCCCGGATCTCCCGTCTTAGATGCCAGTCATTCCGTAGTATTGACTCTAAGCGAACAGAATGATTTCTATCCTGTAGCGGACGAGATATATATCCCTATCACGCACCAACTAGCATGGATCGGCATGTATGTGGTGTTCTGGGTAATACTATGGTTCGGTACGTGCGGAAGAACTCTGGCCGAGGCCAAGGCGGTGCTTCCCGCGTACGCACTTGGGTTCATCACTGGACTCGCAATTAATCTTCTCAGTCTATACTTCTTCGTGTCGCCCAATTCGATATTCCTTACTCAATACCCGCGCTACCCATACATCGTGGCCACCCCCTCGGTGGAAGCCCCCGAAGCTGGAACATACCTGAAGGACCCGAACAACTACGTTCATTGGGCCCAGGGAGTCGGTGATTACCACGTCATTATAGGGGAGAGTAAACGTCCAGACCCCGCTCATATTGGATACATCTACAGTGTCCCAACCTTCCTCGACAAGCTGACCAAAGGCGAGATGAGGACAGAGAACCTAATGGACTACCTAGAAGGAGGACAGCGCACACTGGACAGCAACGTGGATGAGTCGCGCTTCAATCCCGGCAATCAAAGCGGACTACACTTTTTCTCGCAGGCTTCGAAAGACATTGCGTGGGTGGCGTACTGTATGGCGATCATCGTAATCACGTGGGCAATGTACGTGACCAACTCGCGGTGGGGAAGCATGAGACAACTCACTCTCAACATTATCACCGTAGCCCTGTGTCTAGCGGCAGGGGGAGCCGCAGTGAGCGAACGCACCGTCGTGCAGTACAACTATGCTCTATATATGAAAACCCGTCTCATCATACTGGCAGCCGCCGTAGGAATGACTTCGATCGTCATCGCATAAATTTGGGACTGTATTATATGAGCCCGAAAACCACCCCCAAATTCCCGGTACCCCAGGATGAGGTGTGGCTCCCTGTCACGTATCACTCGTCTCTGCATATAGTTCCAGCGCTCCTAGTCCTGAGTGTATGGAGCTATATCGTGTATGTTCTGTATTGGGCGCTAGTCACTGCCCGCGGACCCTTCGTCCCCGGATATGGATTCATCGCATATTTCGTGCTCCTCGCGACGTACCCTGTACTCTATATCGTCAACGA